TTAACTGGTCTACAGTCTATTCTTCAGAATCAGATTGACAAGTTTGGGCAGCACTTTTTTAAAGAAGGTGCAAAAGTTATTCCAGGTAATACTGCATATACGAAGAATTATCATGCTGTAGAGATAAACAATACTCATTTAGGATTTCCTGTAGATTTTTATATTGAGCAATTAATAGATAGAAAAATAGTTGGATTGAGTTCTGGTGTAACTGCAATTATTAGTAAGATAATAAAGTCTGAAGATTCTGAAAGAGGTCATTTAACTCTTTACATTTCATATATTTCAACGGGTATTGTAGAAGGTAATGAAGTAAAGGTATTCCAGGATGGAGAATTATTAACAGGAGATAGTGATATTATTTCTGGACCATTAAATAATCCTTTCATACCATCAGGAGAATCTTTTGCTTCTGCTATTACAACAAGTGCAGCATCTAAAGGTTCTGCTTTTTCAATATCTAATGGTGTATATTTCGTAAGAGGAACTTTTGTAAATGTACATGATGAAACAGTTATTTTAAGTCAATATGATAATAATACGTCTTGTAGGATTGGATTAAAAGTTACTGAAGAGGTTGTCAACTCTGATGCAGATGAAACTTTAACAGATAACTCAAAAGGATTTAATAATTATTCTGCTCCAGGTGCAGATAGACTTAAGATATCTTGTAACTTACATTCAAAACCAATAGACGACTTTAATGATGCTAATTTTGTAGAATTGGCAGTCGTTGAAAATGGAACTTTAAAATCTCAAGTAAAGAATACTCAATATAGTATAATTGGAGATGAAATTGCTCGTAGAACTTATGATGAGTCTGGTGATTATACAATTAATCCATTTACAGTATCAGTAAAGGATTCTTTAAATAATAATTTAGGTAATAATGGTGTATATAATAAAGGACAGTTTTCATACCAAGGAACTTTAGCATCTGAAGATCTTGCACAGTATGCTATTTCTCCTGGAAAGGCATATGTAAAGGGATATGAGGTTGAAACAATCTCTACTACATATTTGGATTGTCCAAAACCAAGAACAACAAAAATTGTAGAAGCAGAAGCAATATCTTATAATACTGGAAGACAGTTTAAAGTTAATGGTGCATATGGTATACCTGAAATTGGAATTGGTAATACTTATATTGTTAGTTTAAGAAATCAAAGAATTGATAATACCAGACGTACTGCAGATGGTACTGAAATTGGTGTTGCTAGAGTTTATGACGTTTCATTAGATTCTGGTGCATATAATAGAACTAATTTAAATGCTAATCAATGGGATCTTTCTCTATATGATATTCAAACATTTTCTCATATAACTTTAAACGAAGCAACTACCCTTACTGTACCAACATTTATTAAAGGAAAATATAGTGGAGCTACTGCGTTTCTTCAATCTGCAGTTAGTAACTCTACATCATTAGTAGTTTATGAAAAGAAGGGTGAGTTTATACAAAATGAACCATTTAATTTTAATGGTATAGAAGATTCTCGTGTTGCTATTGCTATAACAGGTTATGGATTGCAAGATGTTAAATCAATATATGGTGGTCCAGATTTAGGTAATGTTGGATTTGCTAGAACATTTAATGCAGATACTATACAAGAAAAAGTATGGAACATTGGAGATGCCAAGATTAGTGCAAGGGATCCAGCATCAGGAATTAGTACTATTACTGCTACTGATACTCTTTTCCCTGGATCATCAATAAAAGAAAATGATCTTGTTAGTTTTAGTGGCCCTGTAGTAGATTCAACTCTTGGTGCAGGGGCAACTGTAACTGTTGCAAGAGTTACTGGTGTTAGTACAAACTTTATTAGTGTAACTGGTGTTACTACTGTTCCTGGTGTTGTTGAAGGAAATATACCTCAAGTAGGAGTTGCAACTTTATCTGTACCTGATTTATCTCTTTTAGTTACTCCAGTGACTGGTGATACAGAGAATACATTATATACTCCAATGCCAAGGAATTTGATAGAAAATGTAGATTTAAGTGATGCCCAACTAGAAATTAGAAAAAGATTTGATGTTACTATCGATGCAACTGGTAATACATTAACAGAAACAGTTAATGCTGGTGCTAATGAAACATTCTTACCATATGATGAAGATAGATACATTTTAATGAGAGCAGATGGTACATTTGAACCATTAACTGATGATAGATTCCAGTTTGGTTCTGCAGGTACTACTCTTTTGATTGGTAATATTGGAACCGATTTAAGTAATAATGAAGATGCAACTTTGATTGCAACTTTAAAGAAAATTAAACCAACAGCAAAAGTAAAAAGAAAACAAAGAATTAATACTTTGAATGTTGATAAATCAAAACTTGTTGGATCTGGTATTGGTGCAACAACATTAGGTGATGGATTAACTTATGGAAATTATCCATATGGTACTAGAGTACAAGATCCTGTTATTTCATTAAATTATGGAGATATTATAGAAATTCTTGGTGTATTTGAATCTGTTGATACTACTGAACCATCTGCACCTAAATCTACGTTTGCATCCTTTACTGGACCTGCTGCAAAGATTACTGATTGTGTAATCGGTGAAAGATTTGTTGGAGATTCGTCTGAAGCTATAGGTGTGTATGCTGAAAAATTGAGTGATACTCAATGTTCATATATTACTCTTTCAGGTGAATTTACTGAAGGGGAAAAGGTTGTTTTTCAGGAATCGCAAGTTCAAGCAATATTAACTACAATTGATAAAGTAAGTGAAAATATTTCATCTAACTTTACTTTTGATACTGGTCAAAGAAGTAGTCACTATGATTATGGATCTATTAAAAGAAAATCAGAAGCATCTCAACCAACGAAGAGATTAAAGGTTTACTTCTCTAATGGTTATTTTGATTCTTCTGATGAAGGTGATATTACTACAAAAAATTCTTATAATAATTTACATTACACTGATGATGTTAAAACTGTTAATGGACTTCGAAATACAGATATAATTGATATTAGACCAAAGGTGTCTAATTATACTGTTGCTGAAGGTGCAAGATCTCCATTAGAATTTTATGGTAGAACCTTCAATTCTGCTGGAAATACCGCTACTAATATTTTATCATCAGATTCATCTATTATTACAACGTATTCATTCTATGTTGGAAGAGTTGATAGAATTTTCTTGACCAAAGAAGGTACTTTCCAAGTTCAGTATGGTGATCCTTCTGAAAAGATGGTTGAACCAGTGATTATTGATGATGCAATAGAGATTGGTACTATTCAATTATTACCATATATGATTGATGTGGAAGGTAGTACTTCTGCTCAATTCTTGAATCATAAGAGATATCGGATGTCTGATATCAAAAAACTTGAAGATAGAATTAAAAATTTAGAATATTATACTAGTTTATCTGTTCTTGAAACGAATACTGCTAATATGTTTGTTCCTGATAACAATGGATTAAACAGATTTAAATCGGGATTTTTTGTTGATAATTTTACAACTTTCCAAGCTCAAGAAACTGGTGCTGGTATTAAGAACAGTCTTGATATACAAGAGAAAGAATTAAGACCTCTACATTATACAAACTCTATTGATTTAGAACTTGGGCCTGTTGAAGGAGTTTCTGCAACCGAAGATAGAGCATTTTTAGAACCAGAAGGAACAAATGTTAGAAGATCTGGTGATATTGTTACACTCGATTATAGTGAAGTTGAGTGGTTGAAGCAAAGTTTTGCTACTAGGTCAGAAAGTATTACGCCATTTTTGGTAAGTTTCTGGCAGATGTCTATGGAGATAACTCCAACATCTGATACTTGGGTAGATACTGCAAGAATAGAAGCAAAAACTATCAATATAGAAGGCAACTATGCCCAAACATTGAAGGACAATCCTAATGTAGATCCACAAACTGGTATGGCACCAATAATGTGGAACTCTTGGGAAAGTGTTTGGACTGGTCAGGAAGTTAGTACATTTACTAGAACAAGAAACGAATCAACATCATCTAGACAAAATCTAGGTAGATTAAGTGGGGAAGAGAAAAGATTTATTGATAGAGGTATGCCTGATACACGGAGAAGAAGTGCTCACTGGCACAGACACAATCGTGGATTTAGTGGTGGTAGATTCCAGAATAATGGATTCTTTAGAGAATGGCAAGCAGCAGCAAAAAGAGGTGGTATTAGGAATACACAAGGACCAGGTGGTAGAAGTGTTCAAAGACTTTGGTTAGAAACAACTACCAATAGAACAGTTGAAGATACAATGAGAGATATTGTAGATACTGGAACAAAAACTCGTACTGGTACTAGAACTGTTATTACCGAACAATTTGATACAACATCTCAAGGAGATAGGGTTGTAAATAGGGAAGTTGTTCCTATTATGCGTTCTAGAAATATTCAATTCCATGCCACGAAGTGTAAACCTCTAACAAGAATGTATGCATTCTTTGATGGAGTAAATGTAGATAAGTATTGTGTTCCTAAACTATTACAAATTAAAATGACATCTGGTACTTTCCAGGTTGGAGAAACAATTGAGGCTCCTTTAACTGGACAGTCATATATGAAGTTTAGGGTGTGTCAAGCTAATCATAGAGAAGGTCCATACAATGCACCAACTGCAATATTTAAAGATGATCCTTATATAACACAAAGTTCTGGTCCTGCTGTTGAGACAGCAATTACCACCTTCATGGGAACACCTGGACTCACTCAACTTCGATCTGATGCTACTAGTTCTGCTACTAGTATACCAGCAACTTATTCTTCTACAACAAGTATATTAAATGTTGATACTTTATCATTGTCTCAACAGGCACAGGGAGATTATTTTGGATATGTTCAAGTGGGACAGAAACTTGTTGGGCAGACAAGTGGTGCAGTGGCAGAAGTTGTTGATAAGAGATTGGTTTCTGATTTAAGTGCTAATTTACTTGGATCATTCTTTATTCCTAATGCAAGTTTACCAACAGCTCCATCATTTGAAACAGGTACAAAGACATTTACTTTAATTGATAATCCAGATAATGATCAAAATGATACTGAAACTCTTGGTGAAGAAAAATATACTGCTAGTGGAACTTTAGAGACCGTTCAGGAAACTATTATTTCTGTTAGAAATGCAAAAATTGAACAAAAACAAGAAACTGAAAGTGAAGCAATAAGAAGAAGTACTGGTCCACAAGTAGTTGCAAGTAATGTAATTGCTACTTCTACAAATACTAGTGCTATTAGAGAGTGGTATGATCCACTTGCACAATCATATCAGGTTCTTGATGAAACTGGTGTATTCCTTACTAGTGCTGATGTATACTTCCAGACAAAGGATGACATGGATATTCCTATGACATTCCAGTTAAGGACAATGAAGGGTGGTGTACCTACACAGAAAATATTACCATTCTCTGAAGTTATTATACAACCAGAAGATATTAGTATTTCTGCAAATGGAAGTGTTCCAACTAATGTTAAATTTAAAGCACCTGTTTATATGGAGCCAGGACAAGATTATGCAATAACTCTTGCGTCTTGGTCAACAAAATATAAGGTCTTTATTTCTAGAATCGGTGAATCTGATTTAATAACTGATGAATTTATTTCACAGCAACCATATTTGGGATCATTATTTAAGTCACAAAACGCCTCTACTTGGGATGCAAGTCAGTGGGAAGATCTTAAGTTTACTTTGTATAGAGCAGAGTTTGAAACCGAAGGAACAGTAGAACTTTACAATCCAGTTCTTGCTGAAGGTAATAAGCAGATTCCAACATTGATGCCTAATTCAATTAACTTGAAGTCAAGAAAGGTTAGGGTTGGTTTAGGAACAACACTTGGACGTAATATGGATCTTGAATTTGGTAATACCATTTATCAAGAAGATAAGAATAGTGTTAAGACCGCAACTGGTAATTATATTGCTAATGCTGGTGTTGCAACAGGATCTATGTCAGTTATAAATGCTGGATTTGGATACACTCCTGCTAGTGGTGTTTCAACTGTTGTTGGTGTTGCTCTAACAACTATAACAGGAAATGGTAAGGATGCTACTGCAGTTGTTACTTACTTAAATGGTAGCGTAACTGGAGCAGCAGTATCGACTTCTGGTTATGGATATAAGATTGGAGATGTTGTTGGAATTACAACTGGTAATGGAACAAATGCAGAATTATCAATTGTTTCTATTGCAAGTACAAATGAATTAATATTAGATAATGTTCAAGGTGACTTTAAGACTGGAGTTGGTAATACATTAATGTATACTAGCAGTGTTGGTGTTGGTACAACAATGAATGGTGGTGGTATTGGTACTGGACATCATGGTTCTGATGGTGGTAATGTTTTACCTATTAATATTGAAATAATTGATGATATTGATACTGGTTATCAAGATGGACTTCATATTGTTGTAGACCATCAGAATCATGGTATGTATCATGAGACAAATTATGTAACTATTTCTGATGTAGAAGGTGATATTTTACCGACAAAATTAAGTTCTCCATATAGCGAGGATTCTACTACAGCGATATCTATTGATAGTAGCACCAACTTTACATCATTTGAAGGTGTTGGTGTTGCAGCATCTAATCCAGGTTATGTAAAAATTGGAAATGAGATTATTAAGTATACTGGTGTTTCTGGCAACACTTTAACAGGTGTTGATAGATCAACATGGGATACCTCTAGAAGTAGTCATTTAAAAGGAGAACTTGTCACTAAACAAGAAGTGGGTGGTATTTCTTTAGCGAGAATTAATAAAACTCATTATCTAGGTGATGTCAGTGCTTCCATAATAGATGCACAGAAACAAGCTCCAATAGGGTATGGTCATTATACTATTAAAGTTAACTTTACTGCTCAAACCTCACCTACTGCTATTGGTAGATCCACGGCTGAAAGTTTCCCAATATTATATGTAAATGATACCAAATCAACTGGTGGATTTAATATTAAGGCAACTCAAAATATGCCATTTGAACTTATTTCACCACAGGTACATAATATAACTGTTGCAGGAACTAAAGTTAGTGCTCAAATGAGAACTGTTTCTGGTACAAGTCTTGATGATGGTGCTGGTAAAGGTATTGATCTTCCATTCACTGATAAGGGATTTGAAACTATTACTTTGAACAAAACAAACTATATGAATACTCCAAGATGTATTGCATCTAGAATTAATGAAACATCTAATAGTATCATTCAACAATTCTCTGGTGATAGATCATTTAATATGAGACTTAATTTAGAGAGTAATGATCCTAGAGTATCTCCAATAATTGACACTCAAAGGGCAAATGTAATTTTAACTTCCAATAAGTGTGATGCTCCTATTTTAGATTATATTGATGATCCTAGGTCTGCTGATATATTCACTGATCCAACAGGATGTCAATATATTTCTAAAGAAAATGTATTGTCTAATGCAGCAACTTCTATTCAAATTATACTTGATGCTCACATTAGTGTATACAATGATATTAGATGTTTCTATGCAATTTCTGATACAACAAACTTTGAACCAATATTTGTTCCTTTCCCTGGATATACAAACTTAAATAATATAGGAGAAGTTGTAAACAAAGAAAAGAATGATGGAAGACCTAATTCAATGGTTGCATATAGTGATCCAGGATTCCTTTCCAATGAAATAGACTTTAAAGAGTATGCTTGGACTGCAGATAATCTGCCCAAGTTCATGACTTATAGAATTAAGATTATTCTTGGTTCTACTAATCAGGTCTATGTTCCAAGGATTTCTGATCTTCGAGTTATTACTTTAGCATAATGAACAATGAATTTGTAAAGGTGAAGGATCATCAAAATTTAATGAGAGATCCTTTATCAAACGGCATACTTAATGACAATCAATCTGATTATGATGAGTACATAGCACGTCGTGAAGCCGCTAACAAGGCAAAACAAAATGAAACTAATATGAAAGAAGATCTTGATAATTTGAAAAGTGAAATTAATGAAATCAAATCTCTATTAAAGGAATTAGTACATGGCAACTAAAAAGTTTACTTTTGACCCAGATGCTGGTGTTGCCTATGGTGCTAATCTGGTAATAAATCCAGGTGCAGATTTTAGACAGCATTTTGAGGTGGAGAATCTTGCTAATGGTAATTTTGATTTCTATACTGGTTCTGCTGGTGTAGGTAATACTTGGACTGGTACTGGTGCAATGGTTAAAAGCGTTGCTATTGGTGCATCTTATAGTACTCCTGCAGCAACATTTACAGTTGGATTTACAAGTGCTTCTGATGGTAAATTCATTGCTTCCTTAACTGCATCTCAAACAAGAACTTTGGGAGAAGGAAGATACATGTACGATATAAATGTTAGTTCAGGAGCAACAGTTTATAGAATCGTTAGCGGAAATGTAATGGTTAACCAAGGCATTTCTACTGCACTATAAATAATAAAACAGAGGTACTGTAGATGCAACCATCCAATCGTCAAGAATTAGTTACTTACTGTAAGAGACAACTGGGTGCTCCCGTGTTGGAGGTCAATGTTGCCGATGAACAGATAGATGATATACTGGATGATTCTATTCAGTATTTTCAAGAAAGACATTTTGATGGAACCATCCAAATGTTTATGAAGTATAAGGTAACTGAAACTGATATTAAAAGAGGAAGGGCTAGAGAAGGTAGAACAGATAATGTAGGAATAGTTACCACAACAGCAGAGTCAACTATTGACGGTGGTACTACTACTTTTAGTTGGACAGAAACCAGTAACTATCTTCAAGTTCCACCATCAGTTATTGGTGTAACAAAGGTAATGCATTTTGATGGTGCTAACACTGTAACCAATAATATGTTCAGTGTTAAATATCAGATGTTCTTGAATGATATTTACTATTGGGGTTCTACTGAAATCTTAACATATGCTATGGTTAAGACGTTCCTTGAGGATCTTGACTTTGCATTGACCACACAGAAACAAATTAGATTTAATCAGAGAATGGATAGGTTATATCTTGATATTGATTGGTCAAGCCTTAATGCAGATGATTTTATAGTAATGGAATGTTATAGAGCATTACATCCAGATGATTATGCAAGAGTCTGGAATGATTCATTTTTAAAAAGATATGCTACTGCTAAAATCAAAAAGCAGTGGGGTCAAAATTTACTTAAATTCCAAGGGGTTAAACTACCTGGTGGGGTCGAGTTAAATGGTAGGCAAATCTATGATGACGCAGAAAAAGATTTAGAAGTCATTAGAGAACAAATGTCTAACACTTACGAACTTCCACCATTAGATATGATAGGTTAAGGTTATGGTACTTAATCCATATTTTCAACAAGGTTCAAAGAGTGAACAAAATTTAGTTCAATCGCTTATTAATGAGCAGTTGAAAATTTATGGTGTTGATGTACATTTCATGCCAAGGAAGTATGTTTCTTCCGATTCAGTATTAAGAGAAGTAAGTGCCTCTTCATTTGAGGATGCATATCCAATAGAAGCCTATATTGATAACTTTGATGGGTATGGAGATAACCCTACTCTCCTTTCTAAATTTGGTATTGAGCAAACCAATGAAGTAACTTTAATAATTTCAAAGGAAAGATTTGAGAATTATATCTCTCCTCTAATGAAGAATGAATCTAATATAAAACTTTCAACTAGACCAAAAGAAGGAGATTTAATCTACTTCCCATTTGGAGATCGTTTGTTTGAAATCAAGTATGTAGAGCATGAGAAACCATTCTATATGCTTAAGAATACTTATGTGTATGAACTTCGTTGTGAACTCTTCCGTTACGAGGATGAGGTTATTGATACTGGTGTTGATGAAATAGATGATACCCTAGAAGCATCAGAAGGTGTAGATGGTGAAGATTATGTAATTGGAGTAACTCAAAAACTTACTCTTGTTGGAAATGCAGAGCAAGCATCTGCTGTTACCACACAGGTACATGGTGGTATTCAATTTGTTACTGTAACGAATAGAGGTAATGGATATACACATGCTCCACGAGTTGCAATTTCTTCTGCTCCTGCAGGTGGAGTAACTGGTATAGCAACTGCATATCTACTTGGAGGAATTGTTGTATGTGCTGGTTCTGCCCAACCTAATAGTAATAAGAGTGTAGTTCAAGAAGTTAACCTAGTTAATCCTGGTTCTGGATATACTACAGGGCCTGATATGCAATTCTATGGTGGTGGTGGAACAGGTCTTGCTGTTACTTCATATATGGCAAATGGAACCATTGGTATTGTTACTGTTACTGGAGGTGGTTCTGGATATACTACATCACCAAACATCACGTTTACGGGTCTCTCAACGGTCTCTGCTGCCGCTACAGCAGTCGTAAGCACCGCAGGTACTATATCTGCTATTCATATAACTAATGCTGGTGCAGGTTATACAACTCCACCAACAATCAGTATCGCTGCACCTACAGGAACAAGTTCTGGAACCTTTGCATTCAATGAGATTGTAACTGGAGGAACAAGTGGTGCTACTGCAAGAGTAAGAACTTGGAACTCTGTAACAAATGAAATAGAGATATCTAATGTTGACGGAACATTCTCTAGAGAAGAGACTCTTACAGGTTCTACATCAGGTGCATCCCGTGTTGTAAGGTTGATTGACCTAACTAACTATGATGATGGATTTGGTGACAATGATGTTTTTGAGACAGAAGGAGATGATATTTTGGACTTCTCTGAAGGTAACCCATTCGGTACCCCATAAATATAATACAAGAGGTATATAATCATGTTTGAATATTTTTATAACGAAATCTTTAGAAAAACTATTATTGGTTTTGGTACTTTGTTTAACGACATTACTGTTAAGCAGGAGGATTCTACTATAAAAGTACCTTTGGCATATGGCCCCACACAAAAGTTTTTAGCAAGATTAGAAGAATCACC